AACTGATGCTGATACTGAGATAGTGATGTCTTTTTATCGTGCATCTTATTAAGTTTTTCACTTAAACCATCTTGTAGTCCTTCGATTGCTGTTGTATTTTCGAAGTTTTCAAGCTGCATAACCGCAATCTGAGCTCGGTATCCATTTATCTTTTGAGTAATATTCTTTGCACTCTCTTGATTCAATGCACCAATCTCACGTATGTATTTACGCTGTAGTTCTATCTTTTCTTTTGTAAACTTTAAGTTATAATCGATATCTTTGAGCTGTTCTCTTAGAACTGTATTACGATCTTTTACAATTGAGTTCATCTTAGAGAATATATTAATGTCCAGAAGATCCTCGATAACGTCACGCCTGTGCTGTGCAGGCAACTGCATGAAAGGAATAAAACTGCTACTGCCGAGAACAACTATTTGGTGGAACGACTTATGGTTCAATTTGACGATATTTTGTTCGAGGATCTTCTGGTACTCTTTGGCATGTGAGGATTGATTCATCATTGTATCATCCTTCCATATCTCAAAGAGCGACGGCTTGATCCCACGTTTTACTCTAAAGTTTGCTTTGCCGATAGTAAATTCTATCTCAACTATACATTCTTTATTGTTTATAGTGTTCACGAGTTGTGGCTTATTAATATTACGATGCGGTCTACCGAATAAGGCAAACGACATAGCATCTAATATTGTAGACTTACCTGATCCATTTCCACCAACGATAAGAGTAGATGAGCTGCGGTTTAAGTCTATTGTAGTAAATTTGTTTCCTGAAGACAGAAAGTTTTTGTATCTTAGTTTAGTAAATATTATCATGCAACTTCTAGGGCCTGTGCTTCTGTTAATAGGTTACGCATATTTACCTTTAACTTATCTTTGTCAAGGACTGTATCCGTAGCGTCAATGTAACTGTCAAGGAGTTCGCCAGTATCTTCTACAGATATAGCATCATCAGAGACATTCGTACCAAGAAACTCATCAAAGTTTTCGGCAATCTTTAATTCATGTATAGGTCTATCCTGTATTCTATCAACAAGCCTATCAAATGTATACAGATCTTTCTTTGTTATTACAACAATCTTAATAAACTTATTGTCGCACTGTGATACATCATAATCATTATAATCTATTTCTGAGTCATTGTACACTATTTTATGGAATAAAGTATGATTATTTTGTATTGGTGTCAGCTCACGTATATCTGTATCTAGTATATGAAAGAACTTAGGATCATGTGCGTCTGACCAGAATAACTCAAGCTGCGTACCAAGATAGGTAATATTATCTCGTGTCGATTTAGTATGATAGTGACCAGATAGAACGCGTTCGAATCTACTAAAGATTCTATGATCCATACCACCATGCTGCTGAATACCTGGCATCATATTAAACCCTCCGAGTTCAAGATGTGCACCAAGCCAGTCTGCCTTACAGTTAGCTATAAAGTCCATCGATTCATCATGATTTTCTGGTGTAATCCATGGTAATAATCCAAACTTAAAACCATCAAAGTCCATAACAGTCGGCTTCATTACGATATTAACTTCGTTCATATAATGACCAAGCAGTTCTTTCAAACTGTTCAGATCATTTGTATTCTTATAGAATGTATCATGATTACCTGGAATAATATCCATTGTAATACCATACTCTCGTAGCTTTCCTAAAAATGATTTTCTATTACGATTGAGTGCTTTGAAGTTGATGAACTTACGATTATCAAAATAGTCACCAAGATGAACTATATGCTTAATATCATGTCCAAGAAGATACGGGAACAATAGTTCACTATAAAACATATCCGCGTTATCTAGAAAAATACCTGAGCTGTTATGATTTGCAAGATGGGTATCATTTAATATACATATTTTCATTAATTTAGAATCTCACTTAAATCAGAATCACCTGAGTTGGCTACTGCTCTATTTTTTTGTTTCTTACGTTCTATTTTAGCTATTTCTTTTAATGCAGTATCTTTTATCTTAATTGTATCAATACGACTTTTCAAGGTATCAACAAAATGCTGAGCTACATGATTGGCAACTCCGCCTGACTCTATATCTGTATAGTCTTCAATAGTAGATTGAGCTATGAATTTCATCTTAATATCTTGTTGCCTTTTTTCTTTTGCTATTCTACGAAGAAATGCATACCACGATATTTGAGTAAAATATGCAAAGGCATTAGGATTGCCAGTACGTGTAGCTGCTTCGATATTGTAATTTTCTATTGCTTTGAGGCAGTTTTCAACTGCATCCATAACCATTTCTTCTCGATATGTATATCGTACAAAGTTAGATTTATGGGACAATCCTTCTGCAATCCGAAGGAAGCATTTTGCTATGTAGTCAGTGACAACCGGAAGTGTTATGCTTTTACTTTTAGCATCTTTAACTATAGTACAATAGTCTACCACAGCATACGAAAATTCTCTATTATTGACATAATGCGGTTTGTCTTTTGGTTTGATCTTAGCCATGATAACTCCTAGTATATCTTGTTATGATTATTATATCATAACTCTAAGGGATTGTAAACAATTATTTTTTAATTTATTTTAGCGTACACCGCAATTAAGTATGTACAAAATACTAATATGTTGGTATAATTAATAGAGTGTTGTTGAGGGAGGAGAGGTACCTAATTTAACTTATTAGGATCTATCTTAAAAGGCAATATATTATCAAATCGATCATCTGAGTCATTACCTTCTTTAAAATACTGAAATGGATCTTCTGCGTTAATACTATTTTCTTCTGATGATAAAAGCTTTAAATATTTAGTGTATTGATTTTTAAGTATTTTACTAGGATGTCCTATCGTAATAATATGATAAGGCATAAGAGAACATAAAGATGAATTATCATCTTGATATGTCATAAACGGTCTAAATGTAAACCATCTCGTCCCCTGTTCAAAGTTCTCTTGTATAATGATCTTAGCAGCTTTGCGTATAATCATTACTTCTTGTTCATCAATATCCATGTCAGGCCACTGTATAACCTCGCACAGTAGCTCTTGACCATTGCTTAGTACTAATTGTCTTATATCTGGTTTCATTTTAATTCTATCTCATATAATTTATAGTTAAATTTTTGTTTTGAATAGATCTTAATGCGCTCGGCCGAATGCTCTAGTGCGAAGTTCTTTCGACCTAACCAGTGCAAATCATCGGCAATATCATATAGTTTGGCCTCACGGCCGTCATCACTCTTTCTTAGGCTTCTACCTATACTTTGTAATACTCGGATCTGTGACTTAGAAGGCGATGCAAATATTATATTATGCAGGTTACGTATATTTATACCTGTACTAAACGTACCCATGCTGGCTACAATAATTGAATTCTTCTGTTGTTCAACGATTCCTCGAATTGCTTCTCTATCACTCGTAGCGGTTTCACCACTTACATAAAATACTTTCCTTTCTTCACCGGCTTCATCTCTTATCATATCAAATAAGACTTTACCATGTTTCTCTACAAACTGAAATAGAACTAATGTATTGCCAGTCTGAGTTGTAGCTAAGTTTCTTATAAACTTATTTCTACTTTCATTGCGTACAATCAGATCAATCTCTTCTTGATAGGTCTGTACACCACGATTCTTACGTAGCTCTTCTGAATACTTAAGTTTGATAACGCTAATGTTTAGCTTAGCAAGTGTATCATTGTCCTGTAGTTTCTTTGTTGTTGTTACGTTGAAAGTTTTACCAAACAGTCCTTGTAATACAAGCTCATGTGTCTGAGTACCGTCTAGTGTACCGGTTGTACCCCAGCGATATTCGGCTTCACGTGACTTATTCATAATTGAGTTAAGTGATTTAGATTTGAAACCATGGCACTCATCACCGATAATACAACCGAACTGCTCAAACCATTTACCAGGTAACTTATAAATCGATTGCCATGTAGAGATTACAACAGCTGCATTCGTCATTTTCTCTTTACCAGAGTATATCTTATGACAGCCGTTTTCTACAAG